ATGTACATTTCAGAAACTGTTCATTTTCATGACGAGAGCGAACGAGACTACTACGCGGTCTTGGGACGGTACGTCAGTGCGTGGGGAAGGTTTGAAAACGGGCTGTATGACCTGCTGGCGGCTGCTGGAGGTCCATACCGGGAAATTCTCTTGAAGCTGGGCGAGCCATCCTTGCCTCCCGAATTCAAGCCAGGGTTCATGGCCTTTGGCGCCAAGGTCAAAAACCTAGAAAAGTGCCTGGAAGCCTGCCCTACCCTCTGGAATCCGCAAGACCGTGTTACGGACCTACTTGAGTGGGCCAAGAGCGAAGTGCTCGCTCGCCACCACCTCATTCACGGCGTGGACCAACTATTCCTCGAGCGGTCGCCGTACGCGACCTACATGTACAAGGGGGAGAATTCGGACCCCTGCTCCAGCAACATTGCGGACGGGATGGATTTCACGATCGAGTCGCTGGCCGCAAGGTACGACAAGGTTGGAGATGCTTGCATGAATCTGGCCGCGCTCCATCTGGAAATCGCAGAGGCGATTGCCCGGCTACGAGGGAAACTCAGCGCGAGCGGCGCGCCATAAACGCAGAAGCAAACGGCGGCTTAGAAGTCTACCTGACTGTCGTTGCAAATCAGCCACTTGGATCGAATTGATTTCTGGAAGCGGACTACCCTAGCCCTTGCGGCACAACGGTCCCGCACGGAATTTTCTGGAGCCAAGGCAGCCACTGCGAGGCATCTCACACCAAGCGGGACAGGCGCCCGCTGCCCGCCCCTGCGGCGAGGCAACCGCCGTATGCAGGCAGTTGTCACGAACTGAGGCCGTCTGGCGTCTCCACCTATAAGTGGGCCAATTCCGGTCCACACTTACAGGACAGGACAATGCAGATGAACCGAGCGAACTGGTTTGTGGTCTCTCCCGAGGGTGCCAAAGCGGTTGGACAGCTCCATCACTTTGTGACCACCGGCACATCGTTGCCCTCAAAATTGATCCACCTGGTGTTCTTGCGCGTTTCTCAACTGAATGGATGCGCGCACTGCATAGACATCCACACACGCGATCTACTCAAGGAAGGCATGCCCTTCGACACAATCACCCTTCTGCCTGTTTGGCACGAAGCCGCGTACCTCTTCTCGGACCAAGAGCGCGCCGCGTTGGCATGGGCTGAGGAAGTGACGCTTGTCAGCGAGACCCACGCATCTGACGAGGCGTACCAGGCCGTGGCCGCAGCCTTCAGCGAGAAGGACCTTGTCGATCTCACGCTCACCATCGCGGCAATGAACGCGATCAATCGGCTAGGCGTGAGCTTTAGGCTCAAGCCCCGGGCCAAGCCCGCTACCGAGTAACCACACCGGCGAGCGCTGGGCATTGGCCCAGCGCCGCGTCAGCGCCGCTTTGATCCGACTTTTGCCTCCCTCAACCGAGCCTTAGCGGGATCCGTCAGTCGGGGCTTTGCCTCCGCTGGCGGCCGGATCGGCTCCAGCGCCGCCATCACCCGGGCGGACGCGGCAGCAGCCGCCTCGTCCAGCCGCTGGGCCTGCCGCTGTTGTTCGCGGGTCGGCGGCAGGCCCGGCAGCGGCCGCGCCGGCTTGATTGGGGTGTTGTCCGTCAGGCGGACGACCGCCTCTCGCAGCGGCAGGTCCGGAAACAGCCTGGCGGCACACCAACGCTCAGCGAAGCGCTTGCCCTGCCGGATGCTGGCGACCGGTGCGTTCTTGGTCTGCCACATCTTCAGGGCGTTCATGTGCAGGCGGTAGCCACCCTCGCGGGCCGGGGTGACGCTGGCCACCTCGCGCCCATTCCACCACAGAGCCCAGCGCTCGCCCATCTGCACCCAACCCGAAGGGATGGGGGCTGTGCGGAAGCCTTGGTAGCCGAGCGAGGGAAGCATGGCCTGAAGAATACGACCGGCCGTCGCAGATCCTGCGAACGCGGCAGGCACTTGCCTGAACCATTGAACTGCGGAGAGTCGAGTCGACTCGAGCCTGCTCGACCCTGTGCCGGCGCGGCGCTGCTCAGGCGCCACCCGGGCTGAGCGGCCTGTGGCCCCGGGTCCGGCATGACCAGAGTGCGCCGGCCTGCCGCCGGCCGCCATCGGGCAACCGCGCTGCACCGGGTCGGAATGCCCCTACACGCGCCAGCCACGGGCGGCAGGGTTACCCTCCGGCCATGTGCGGCCGATTCGTCCAGCTCCCCGTTGTCGACTTCGGCCTGCCCGGCCTGGCGGATCTCGCGCCGGGCCTGGCCAAGATCCAGCCGAGCTTCAACCTGGCGCCCACCCAGCGCGCCACGGTCATCCTCGACCGTGGCGAAGGCCGCCAGGTGACCCGTATGGCTTGGGGCCTCCTACCCTTCTGGGCGAAGGCCAAGGGAATGCAGGGCTCCACCATCAATGCCCGCATCGAGACGGTGGACACCAAGCCCACGTTTCGCACGGCGTTCAAGCAGCGCCGCTGCGTCATCCCGATGGCGGGCTACTACGAGTGGTCGAAGAACCCCGAGGACGGCGGGAAAGACCCGTGGTTCATTCACGCCGCCGGCCCGCTGCTGGCGGCCGGCCTGTGGGAAGACACCAGCCCTCTGCTGCCCGATGGCAACCTGGGCACCTTCACGATCATCACCGGCGACAGCAGCGGCGTCTCCGCGGATATCCACGACCGCATGCCGGTCTGGTTGCAGGCCGGCCAGATCGATGACTGGATGGCCTCTGGCGTCGACGATGCCATGGCCATGCTCCTGGCCAGCGAGCTACCGGCCATGGAGGCCTACCGAGTCAGCCGGGCGGTGAACACGCCGCGGAACAACCGCGAGGAGCTGTTGACCCGCGCGGAGTGATCCGCCGCCATTTTCGGCCCGGACGTCTTCAGCCGTACGTCTCGTTGAAGTACGCGCGCCACTGCGAAAGCAAACCGGCTTGCCCAGCCTCAAGGATGGGCGTTCCAAGGATGACGATGTCGCTGATGTCGCCGACGAAGCGGTTGTTGCTGTTGCCGCCGATGCTGAAATCAGCTGCGGCCGGCACATTGCCGGTTGGAACGGAAGACCTCTGGGCATAACCATCAACCTGGGCGCGAAGCGTCGTTCCGTCGAAGCTGGCGATGATCAGATGCGGAGACCCATCCGGCGGTGCCGGCCCAGTGAGGGTGAGACCGCTGTTCTTATGCCACGCCTGCCACGCCCCATCCGCACCACACTGCAGCGCGGTCATCGTTCCGCCAGTTCCACCGGGCTGGACGATGGGCGCGGCCACCGCGCTGATCGCGCCGCGCCTGCAGTAGGCCAGGATGGAAAACACCCCGGAGAAGTAGGCAGCGGTTCCCAGGAGCGTGCGGCTGAGCGCCACGCTCGGATACTTGGCAACTGCGAAATCACCGTATGCGGATGCAGCGGACAGCTCAGGCCCAGGGTTGGCCCCTGCCGGCGTCAGCGGAACACCAGTACCAACCGCGGTGAGGCCCGTAATGGCGCTGTTCGCATCAACCGTAGCGTGCTCCAGATCCATCTGATACCAGGCACGCGTTGACGGCAGCCCGGCCAGATACGTCTTCATAGGACCGTCGTAGGGCAAGTCGGGATCGGTTGCGACACCGCGAGCAAGGATGGAACTCATGCGATTGCCTCCTCAAAGATTGGCAAGTAGTAGCGAATTTCACTGGGAACGGCGTAGCCCATTGCAGCAAACGGTGACCGCTCCCCGCTGGGCGAGAACACCTGGCCGCGGTACGGCGACCACTTGGCATCGACAGGCGCCTGCGCAGAAAGACCGTATTGCAGCACCTTGTTGCTCCCGGTCGGGATGCCGCTGAGAGTCACGGTAATCTGGTTTCTTCCGGTAATGGATACACCGGAGACCACCGCGCTGTTTGCGCTGTCCGAAAAGCTGAATCCGAAGTTGGCAATGGCCTCGACCCAATCAGTGTCGAAGGCCAAGGGACCGCCGGGATTGCTGAAATCCACGACGATGGACGCGCCATTCCGCACAATGCTCCGTACATCAAGAGGCTGCCACGTTCCCGTTCTCTCGATGCTCCGCAGAGCTAGAGCGGTCAGCTCGCCCTGCATCATCCTGCCTAGGGTGCTGTAGTGAATAACGTCCCCTTCAAGATTCACGAAAGGCATGGAGTACGTTGGACCAACCAACACCGTGTTGCTGTTGGGCCGTCCGCGCACAACGTCTCGATGCGCCAGCGTCACGCCACGCGTCACTGCTTGGCTGTAGCAGATCTGCCAGATAAGCCACGGCATCTCTTTCTTCTGGCTCGCCCTCACCTCGGCCCTGGCGTCGTCGATCAGCGCATTGAGCTGCGATGCGTACGCGGCGCGACCATCCGGCCCCGCCTCTCCCTGCACCCAAACGATGCTGGGCTGGTAGTCGCGGCCATAGCTCCGGCTCACCACAATCGCCCTGCTGATCGAGGCCATCAGGTTGTTCCAGTTGCTGGTGCCCCTGACGAAGGAGGTAAGCGGCATCGAGCCCTGCCAATCCGTCCTGCTGAATGTGGCCGGTGAAGACTCTCCATGAGCACGCGCGATTGCCTCCAGTGCAAAAGCCGTCGTCACGCCCGGGAAAGGCCGCAACGAGTCATCAGCGAGAGCCTTCATCTCAACAAGCGTAGCCGGGTCCACGGTAGCGTCGCCATACTGCTGCTTGTCGGTAGAGAAGGTCAGTGCATGATGGATGTAGAGCGGGTCCTTCAGAACCGCCACAGCGACGCCACCGCCGCCGGCATTGCTTTGGCCATAGTGATGGACACCAACAACCGGCTGATGCGACGAAGCAACCGCGATCAGAGCAGCCCCGTTGCGCGGCTGCTGCACCTGGCCACACCAACCGCCGTTTACTGTCATCGCCTTGGTGATATCCGCTGACGCGTGCACGTCGGAGGGCGCAACAACACCACGCACGACTGGCACAGGCCCCTGTCCAATATGGTCCGCGATGAAATCAAGCAACTCATCGCTTGGGCGAAAATCGGCATGACCCTTCTCATTGATAGCGAAAAGCCGGCGACCAGCCTCATCACCAATGCTGAAAAGGCCACCGCCCGGGCTACGGTGCCTGGTCGTGTTGGAAAACAGGCCGATAGCTTTCAGCCAATGGCGCAGATCACGGTCTATACCATGCATAACTTGCCCCTGCAGGTTCTGCACAACGTGCCGGAACAACCTGCCGGTTGAGCGCGCGCGCCCTGGCACTGAATCCGTCTTCAGCTGAAGAGACCGATCAACATCAACGGTATCAGCCTTCTGGCTAAGCACGTCCTTAGAACGGAACTCCAGCCCTGCCGCGCCCATAACGAAACGGCCGCTGTTGGAGACTGCCTGGCCAGTGACAGGATCGATATGCGTACCAGCATCACCAACGACTGCCACCTGCCGGTTCAGCGGGATCTGCCCCGCCCCAGCCGCAGCGCTTGCTGCGGCCCACGTTGGGAAGCTGACAGTGCTTCCATCGACCAGGAACTGCTGAAAGTCCGTCTCGATCCCGGCCCAGCTTTTGCGATCAACGCCGAACCGATCCGTCCACGTCTTGGCGGTGCCATTGATCCCATTGTCGAGATTCTCCGCGTTGTCGTACAGATCCTTAGGCGCGTTCGAACCCAGCGGGTTGCCGGTGTTGAAGGTCGTCATGTTGCTGCGTCTCCAGTGGTGCTACGGCGCGTTGGCGTCGTCGTATTGGTAGAAGGCGGGGTCGTACTGCAGGGCGGTCAGCTCGACCGAGCCGTCTTCGCCTGGCGTGAGGTCGGCCAGCACGGCGTCATACCCAGCGCGCGTGCTGTCGCAGAAGATCAGCTCCGGCGGGTCAATCGTCGGGTCGTCCATGATCCAGGTGTTGAAGGCGTGCTCACCCGGCAGCGCCGAGGCCGCGATCGTCAGCCGGTGGTCGTCCACCCGCGTGGGCACGATTACGTTCGACAGCGTTCCATCCTGGAACCGCACCAGGCACCGCGGCGCCGGCAGGCTCCAGTCCAGGTACTCGGCCACCTCGATCAGCAGCCGCGTGCCGTCCAGCCGCGCCGATTCGATCATGGTGCTGGTGGTGCTCGACCCGGGAATGTCGTCGAACAGCTTCACCCGGTCGCCGTACTGGTAGACCAGGCCCATCATCTCGGTCTTGGTTTTGTAGGTCAGGCGCTGGCCCTGGTGCTTCATCAGCCGGCGCATCCCGATGCGGTACGCGCGATCGCGCGTGCCGACACCCTGCAGCTCGTAGGTCTCCACCTTCCACGGATCGGTCACGCCGGGAAGGCGACACTCCACGGTCTCGGCCGCCCACGTCACCTCGTCGATGTAGGTCACGTCCACGCCGTCGTAGTCGTCCGGTCCCGGCGAGATGAAGGACGTGCTCAGCGGCTCCAGCTGGCGCTGCGGCGAGATACCGCCGCGCCAAGCCTTCACCCCTTCTCTGCCCGCCGAGCACATCGAATCGATCAGCAGGAAGTAACCCATGCCGGCCTGTGCGGCCATCTGCAGCAGATCTAGCGCGCTGGTGCCGGTCTTCTCCGCGCTGAAGTCGAAGAACTCGCCGCGCGGCGTCCAATAGGTGTTCTCCAGGTGCTGCAGCGTATCGGTGTCGATCTGGTCGAACGGCAGGCCCAGCGAGCGCATCACATGGACCATCGCCCCGCTGATGCTGCGCGCCGCGCCATCGTCGTACAGGCGCGTGGCCTCCACATTGAACCGGCGGTCGGTCTGCGCGGCCAGCTTCGTGCCGGTGGTCACCGTCAGCCCGATGGTGGTCAGGTCGTCGTAGCGGGTGGGGCGCTGCGGCAGCCGCGCGCGCAGGCCCTGCCAGAAGCAGGCGTCACGCGCCGAGTTGCCGCCGCGCTCGGTCACGCGGCGTACGCGTACCTCGATCTGTCCCGGGGTGGTCAGGGTGATGCGCTCGGTGAAACCCAGCGCATCCTCGGAAGTCGCCGTGTAGGTGTGCGTTCGCACGGACCAGGCATCGCCCGAGCCGAACACGCGGTAAGCCACGCGAACGGTCACGGTGAAGGTGCGCTTGTTGCCCTTGTCCGTGTACCAGATCAGACCGCCGGGGAAGTTGAAGTCGTATTCGAAGGCGTCCGTGGTCTCGCCGCTCGGGCACACCAGGAACGGGCCCAGCCACTCCTCGCCCTCCTGGAACCCGGTGGCCCGGTAGTCCGTGGCCGTCCGGCTGGCCCAGCCCGGCCAGCTGGTGTCGACCACGCCGCCCTCGGTCAGCCGCTGCACCGTCAACGTGAACCCGGACTTGGACGCGATGCGGTACTCGCTCTGGCCGCGCGACATGGCCAGCGAGATCGATCCCGGCGGCAGGCCGCCGAAGGCCGTGCCGGTCGGGCCGTCATAGGCCAGGGTCACGCGCGGCTGCGTCGCCGGCGTGCCTCCGGTTGTGGCTTCGCCGGCGGTGGTGGTCGGGCTGCTGCCGAACACGGCAGCCGGCAGCCCGCTGAAGGTGATGCTGCCGCCGGCGTAGGGGCTCTCAGCCTCGGCGATGGTCACCACCCCGCCCGACTGCGTGGCCACCAGGCCGCTGTCCACCAGCTGGTCATTGATGGCAGTCAGCAGCACGCCCAGCGTGATGTAGTTCGCCACCAGCGCCACGCTGTAGGTGGTCCCGCGCCAACTGATGCCGAACGTGGCCGGCGTGCCGCTGAAATCGAAGTTGCTGACAGCGGCCGAGCCCACCAGCTTCGCAGGGCTGCCGCCGTCACCAGGCACGGCCGGGGAGCCGGCGGTGTAGCTGGCCACGAACAGCGCGTAATCCGCGCCGTTGTAGGTCAGCAGCACTGGCATGCCCACGTACGGCGCCAGCTCTGCCACCGCGCTGCCGGCGATGATCGAGTAAAGCCCGCTGGTGGTCGCGCTGAAGGTCGCGGCCACCTTCAGCGTCAGCACGGCCCCCACCGTCCAGCTCAGCGGCAGGGAGGTAGCCGGCCGCTCTTTGCCGTCGGCCCCGGTGATGGTTGCGTTGTTCAGGGTCAGTACGTTCCCCGACACTGTCACCGAGTCTGCGTTGATGCCGGTGGCCACGTCTGCCGTGTCGCTCAGGTCCAGGCCTGCCGTGCCGGAGGCCGTGGCGCCCACCTCGGTGGAGTTCACCCAGTTTTCGGAACGCGCATCGCCGCCCACATCTGCGCCAGGCGGGTAGATGGTGATATCCACGTCGCTGCCGAACGAGCTGAGCGGCGTATTGCCCAGCCGCGCAGAGCCCAGCGGGATGATGTGCCGGCCCTTGCCCACGCACACGAACATCTGGGTGCGGTAGGTCTTGCCACCTACGAACCGCGACACCGGCTGCACCAGGTAGTCGGCCCACACCCGGCAGCGCCCCAGCACCTCGCGCACGGGGCTGCCGAGGCGCGCCGTGTTGGCGCGGGCAGTGTCCAGGCTGATCGTCTCCGCCTGGGTGTTCCGGCTCCCCGGCAGATTGTTCATGGTGTAGATGGCGTAGGCGGCGAAGACCGCCACCACCACCCAGTACACGACCGCGGCGACACCCTCGTAGTGCGGCACCGGATAGATACGCACATCCGCCGTGGCGTCGATCCACGTTTCGGCCCACGCCTCTACCGGCACGGCCACGCCATCCACCTCCAGCTCGATCGGCTGCTCGCCCTCGCCCGTGTAGCCGCTCACGTTGGACCGCAGCCAGCCGTCCACAGTGGTTCGGCCGTGCTGGTGGGTCTCCAGCGCCTCACCCGGCATGCGCGAAGGGAAAACCCGGATCACGCGTAGTACTCCACCCGGTTGAACCGGCGTTCGAAGCGCGCCACCGGCAGGACGGTCACGTTCCGGCCGTCGTTGCACTCCAGCGTGCACATGCGGCCCTCGACCTCCACCAGCACGGCCACGTGCGTCACCATGCTGCCCTCGTAGCAGAACGCCACTGCCCCTTCCACGAGGTCGCTGCCGGCGTGCTGCAGGACAGCCTGCTGCGCCAGCTCAGGCAGTTCCTCACGCGTGGCGCCGGGATGCTCGTCCCAGGCGGGCAATCCCAGGTCGCGGCGGACCTCGTTGACCACGCCGTAGCAGTCCAGCTCGGGGAACACGCGGCCGCCACTGACCCAGACCACGTCCAGGTACTTTTCCAGATCGATCTTCATGAGATGTAGCGCAGCCCAGGGTGCTTGGAGAGGTTGAAGCGATCGCGCGGCCAGGCCGTGTCGAGGATGTTCATGAAGCCGGCAGTGATCTGGACCTCGGTGGCTGACCACTGCCCGCCCTTGATGATCATCGATAGCGGCCGCTTGATCGGGGCCAGCAGATCGCTGCTGAGGTACACACGCAGGGTCACGGTCATTTCTTGACGCGCAGCCAGCGCGGCGCGGATCTTGGTGCTCACCACGCCGTCGATGTTGGACAGGGCGAAACGCAGATCCTGCACGCCGTCGGCGTTGCGCGCCGGCTTCGCCACGTCCATCCCGCAGGCCTTGAAGGTGACCTGTTCGCCCGTCTCCAGCACCGCCTGCAGATCCTCCCAGCCCTTGGTGAGGTAGTGGGTCTCGCTGCCGACGGTGATGGCCAAGGTCTCGTGCTCGATCTCGCTTCCACCGGAGGCGTAGAGCCGTTCAAGGATGCTCATGGCTGAGGCCACTCCCTGTTGGCTGCCAGGTCAATCACGTTGTCCTGCAGGATTCCCTCCGGGTATTCCGACCAGCCATCGGCAAGCAGGGGCCGCAGATACAGCTCCAGCTGCGCTGTGAACATCCACAGGTTGGAGTTGGTCAGCGTCGGGCCGTCGTAGATGTCGGTGAACCGCGCTTTGTAGTAGTCAATGCCCAACGGGCTGCGAAGTCGGCATGCGAACCAGGCGACACCGTCAATCAGCCGTTCCTGGAACCACTTCTCGAACAGCGCAGCCTGCTGGTCATTGAGCAGCCAGCGCACCTCCGTCTGGCTGGGTGTGGCGGTATAGGCCCGCCGCGGCAGCGACCGACCACTCACGAAGGTGGACCGCGTCAGCGGCGACACGTGGCGCAGTCCGTAGCCCTCCCGCAGCGGCTCGGGCAACCACTTCGGCTGCATGATCAGCGCCATTACCCAACCTTCCTTCTGACATTCCAGTTCGAACGCATCGCGCGAGATTGCGGGCCGGTGCCGGAGGTGGTGTCTGCGACCCGGTCCTGCCTCGCAAGGCTCACCGCGCGTCTCACCGTCTGCTCCTGCATCAGCCGCTCTCGTTCGCTGATCGAACCGTTCACGTTGAAATTCATTTCAAAGGTGTCGCCCCGGCCGCCACCATCGGTATCGCGTGATACGCGGTCCAAGGTTGCATCCAGCTTCGCGCTGGTGGCCGCCGTGGTCACCCGCTCACCCTTCTGCAGCAACCATGTGCCCGTTTCGGGAACGCTGTCGATGCCGTCGTGGGCCATGCCGACCGCAGAGACCTCGCCGACCAGGTTCGCCACTGCGGCTGCCGCCGCCGCCATAGCCGCCAGGTTCGCGGGGAATGGCAAACCGCTGGAAAGCGCGGAGCTGACCGCGTCCTTGGCGGCCAGCGCGGCCTTTGCAACCGAGAAGGCTTTGCTGATTGCGAACGCGGCCCTGTAGATTCCGGACTGCTCACCGAACCCGGCCCGCATCACGCCAGCAACACCAGCCAATCCCTGCTCTGCAGCGGTCAGCCCGACCTGCCACCTTGCCTTGTCCAGCTCGTCCAGCCTTGACTGATGTTTGGCGGAAAGCGCTGCCTCCTGGCTGTCCCACTCCTCAGTCAGATCGGCGCGCGCCTGCCGGTACTCCTCAAGTGCCTGCAGCTGCGCTGCGTAGCGCTTGTTCTCTTCCTCGACCGCCTTGTCGATCTTGGAGAACTCACCGCTGGCACCGCCGTATAGAGCATCGGGCCCGCGATATTCGCTGCCCGCCCCACCCCCAACCTGCTCGATTGCTTTTCCAGCGACCCTCGCGAACTCGGGGTCGTTTGCAGCACCTACGGCCGCGGCGGCCTGCAGCACCTTTAAGCGCTCCCGAGCGAGATCCACGCCCAGCGCATCCTTCTTGTTCAGTTCGTCCTTGAGCTTGGTAAAAGCTTCGGTAGCCTTTGCCGCCTCCTCATTGGCAGCCTTGAGTTCGCCAAGCTTGTCGAGTTGCATTGCCAGGATGCGCAGCCGCTCCTGATCCGCGGAGCTCAAACCTTTCAGGCTTCCCTGCGCCAGATCAAAGTTCAGCCGCTGAAGCTCTGTGGCCTTCGCAGACTTATCTGCACTTACGTCGAACAGTTCAATCTGCCGGCGGAGCTGAACTGCTGCAGCCTCGTAGGCGCGCTGAAGCTGCATCTGAGCCGCCAACCGCTTCTTCGTGCTCTCCGCGTCCGCGGCTGCGGCTGCGGCTGCAGCTGCTGCTGCGCGGGCCGCCGGATCCCCAGTTACGCCGGAAGGAGGCAAACTGGCCTCGATAAGCCTCACCGTCGGTGTGGGCTTTGGCTGCATTGCGGCCCAGCCGCGGTCAGCGAACTGGGTTCCGGCCTGGTAGTCCTTGGCGAACTGGCTCCATCCACCGCCCTGCGAACCGAACAGGCCGCTGTACTGTCCAGTTGCCAGCTTCAACACCGCGTTGCCCTGCCTTTCTACCGCCACCAGGCCGCCTCGGACGCGGTCCAGGCCTTCGATCGTCCCGCTGAAGATGCCACCGAGGTCGCTGATCTGCCGGAAGCTGTCCGCGATTGACGCAGTGAGGTTTCGAACCTCAGTGCCGTCCTTCAGGTAGGTAGCGAAATCGGTCAGGATCGTTCCGAGGCCCGCAATCATCGCGTCGAACCCTTCCCTGACCAGAGGGTCGTTGAGGGTGTCGATGAACGAGTTGATTGCCGCGGTGGCTCCGGCGAGGCTTCCATCACGGCCCGTGGTCAGATCGTCGATGGTGTGCCGCAGAGCCGTCAGCGAACCGCCGAAGGTGTCGCGCGCCGCCTGCGCCGCGCCGGCGTACGACTCCTCAAGGATCTCCAGGATCATCACCTGGGCCTCGCCTTCCTTGCCGGCCTTGACCAGCTCGTCGATCGTGCCCCGCACTTCCTTGGTGAAGGCTGCACCGAAGCCCTGCTGGGCGAGCGCGGCGGCCGCTTTGCTGGGCGATTCCAGCGCGCGCCCGATGGTCTCCGCCGACTGGCTGACGCTGATGCCCAGGCGCGCCGACTGATCGATCACCGCCTGCATGGCGCGCGGTATGTTGGACGCCAGGATGCCCGAGTAGGACAGAAGTCGCGTCTGTGCCTCGACGATCTCCCCACCACTGAAGGTCGACTTGCTGGCCAGCGTATCGGCCATGTCCAGCAGCTGCTGCCGCGTATACCCGGCAGCCCCGCCCGTTGACCGGATGATTGCATCGAGCTGAGCAACCTCTCGCTCCGCGCTCATGGTGTTGCGAGCAATCAACAGTCCCACCGTCGACAAGCCCGCAAGGGCCGTGGTCATGCCTGCAGCAAGCGCAAGGCCTGCCAGCTTCGCCTCGGCTTCGACCTTCTTGCGCCACTTCTCCGCCCGGCGCTCGGACTTGTCCAGGCCGGACGCGAAGCCGCCGACCTCGGCGATAACGTCGATGGTCAGCGTACCAAGGGACCGGGACATAGCTCTCTCTGCTGCAGGGGCTGGCCGGTGGCCAGCCAGGTTGATGCGCGCCCTACGCGCCGGCTACCACTGCTTCATCGCCTCCTCGAGGCTGATGGGCTCGGCATCCACGTAGGGCATGAAGTCGGTGGCCTTGAACGCAGCGCTACCTGGCTTGCGGTTCGAGTTGGCGAACAGCGCGGCCAGCATCCCTGTCGCTGCATCCATCCGGCCACCGAGGTTCAGGCTGCCGCGCTTGGCGCGGTATACGCTCCAGAGCTGGAACTCCCGGATGGAGAGGCATTCCTTCGCCTCCCCGATGCTGCGGCCGCCGATCCCGTTCAGGACCAGCTCGCACCACAGCTCATCCTCCGGGGTCAGCTCGTAGCTTTTCCCAGGTTGTTCACCTCGCCGATGGCCATCAGCAGCGCCACGGACAGGTTGCCGTCCAGGGCACCGCGCTCCGGATCCGCCTCGCCGGTGATATCCGCGACGGTGAACACGGCCTTGCCGCTCTCGTCGCAAACGCTGGCCGCAATGCGGCCGGCCACGCCGTCGTGCTTGTTCGTGGCCGACAGCACGTCGGACACCGCCGTCTGGAAGCCCAGTGGTCGCACGTAGACCGTGGCGGTCAGCTCCTCGTCGCCCTGCTTCCAGCGGATTTCCTTCTCCACCGGCCGGCCAGTGAACGCACCAGCCTTCTGCAGGCCGGCCACGCTCAGGCTCACCGCCCGCGCGGTGGCGGTCTTCTTTGCAGCCCGGCTCACGGCGTAGCCGCCTTACGCAGCCAGACGCCCGGACCGCTGCGCTGCATGGTCGCCGCGGTGGTGACGACGGTGTTGCCCTGGAAGTCGAACGGGAAGTCGCTGACGTAGGCCTGGAAGGTGTACCAGGTGCGGGTGTCCGGCAGGACCAGCTCGGCGACCGTGGAGCGCACCGCCGTCGCGGCGGCGCCGCTTCCAGCACCGCCACTGAAGGCGACGGTGGGCGGGGTGGTGTAGCCCGTACCCGGGTTGGTGATGTTGACGCCGATCACCGAGCCGGAATCGACGATGGCCGTGGCCGTGGCGCCGGTGCCACCGCCACCGGTGATGTTCACGGTGGGGGCCGAGGTGTAGCCGGTGCCGCCGCTGGTCACCTCGATGTTCGACAGGCTGCCCACCTGCTGCACGGTGGGCTCGATGTCCACACCGTCGGACCAGCCGATGGCCCACTGGATCGGCTCGCCGCCGTCCACCTGCTCGGCCAGCTGCCAGAACAGGTAGTGGCTCTCGTTTTTCGGGTCGGCGTTGATGGTCACCGACGCCTGGCCCGGCGTGCGCAGGCCCTTCTTGTAGGTGCGCGTGTTGGTCTCGGACAGGCAGGTGTCATCGATCTGGTCCGCCGGCGCGGTGCCGGGGTTGAAGGCCGTGATGCACTCGATCTCGCGGACAACGCCGTTGATCAGGCCGTACAGCTGGGTTCCTTGGGTCAGGATGCTCATCGTTTCTCCTGCGGGCATAAAAAAACCCCGCAGTGCGGGGCGTGGGTGGGTTGTAGCGGGCGTTACCGGGGGACCAGCCAGTCCACATCGAACGACAGGCGCAGCAGCTTCGTTTCGGGGTCTAGCATCTGGCCGCCCCAGCGGGTGATGTACGCGCGGGGTTCGAAGGCATCGCGCAGAGCTTTGGCAGCCTGGATCAGCGATGCCTCGTCCTTCGCATAGACGTCGATCTGCGTGGTCAGTGCGTCCAGATCCGGCCGCTGGGCCAGATAGTTCTCAGGGATGCCGGACACTGTCTGCCAGACCGCGTAGGGCAGCGCTGGCGGCTTCTCGATCAGGCCGAAGGCATAGACCCGCGTCGGATCTGCCCCGAAGGCCTGCAGGACCGCCTGCGAGGTCAGGCACAGCTGGAAGATCGGGGCGATCATGCCGCCCCCTGCTTTGCCAGCACGCGATCCAGCGCCTGGTTGAAGCTGCGCGCGAACACGTCGACGGCTTTCTGGCCGGCCTGGTCCGGCACGGGCCGGAAGATTGGCTGGGCCGCCATCTTCGATGTGCCGAACTCCAGCAGACGCCAGTACCAGGTGATGCCGCCCGGGTTGCTGGTTCCGAGCTGCGCCGCGCGGCCGGCTTGGGCGCCGCCCAGCACGCCAACGCGGAAGGCCAGCACCCCGTCCTGCTTGAACGCGCGGCCATTCCAGCGCACCGCGACGTTCTTCCAGATGGCGGTTTCGGTTTCGTGGTCGTCCACCCGGCGGGCGTTGCTCTGAGCCTGGTCGCGCAGCACATTGGCGGCCCGGCGCAGCGCGGCCCGGCCGCCCTTGTAGTTCACCTCGCGCTTCACCTGCGCCATCTTGTTGCGGATGCCGTCCAGGCCGCTCACGTCGAATCGGATGCCATCAGCCATCGTTGACACCCTCGCTGCAGGGGAACGTGAGGTATTCCAGCCCGCTGACCGGATCGGGTAGCACGCCATGGATGTTCAGGATCTTGCCGCGGTGGATCACCCGGCACTTGTCGGTCACATCGTCGCGCTGGCGGATGGTCACCCGCATGGTGACCTCGCTGTCCACCGCCTTGGCAGCAACGAGCTCACGGGCCGACAGCGCGGCCACCTCCGCCCACACATCGGCCAGCGGCTCCCAGCTGACGGTCTGCGCGCCGGTGACAGGTGACTGGCCGCGCACTTGGCGCTGCAGCTGCACCCGGTGCCGCAGACGGCCGGCGGCGATCATCGCGGCTTCCCGCTCAGGTAGTTGCCGGAGCCGGCCGCCTCCGCCTCGCCGCCTTCGCTGTCGCAGAGGTAGTCCACCAGACGGTTAACTGCCTTGGCGTTCTCCAGGTCGGCCGTGGTCTTTTCCTGCAGCGCTGCCACCAGCTGGTGCGTCGCCTCGGTCTGGGCGCGCAGGGCGGCCAGCAATTCGCTTTGCTCGTTCATTCGCTTCTCGCATCCATTTCATGAGCCAGGCTCGCCGGCGCGCGCAGCCGGAGCAGGCCACTTACGCCACCGTGGAGCGCCGTAGCGGCGCCAGTAGGGCCGTTGCAGCGCGAGAAAGGACGTATCCATACCCGGCATCGGCGGGCACCGTGTTGTCGCCCTCGCCCTCCCGGAACCGGTAGTGGCTTGCCAGCTCCACCAGCGTGGCCAGCACCACCTGTGAAGCGAGCACCGGTTCCCCTTCATCGTCCACAACCGGCACGGGGAACCCGTCAGAGCCGATGATCGGCGCGCCGGCGCCATCCCGCTGAAGTTCATAGCGGCGCCACGGTGACTTCAGCCAGCTATCCACCGCCGCGCTCACGGCCGGTATGGCAAACGCCAACCATATGTCGTCGGCGCCAGGATCAAGCCGGAGCTGCTCCTGGGCCTGTGCCTTGGTCACGAACTCAACCATCGCCGCCTCCCAAGCACACAGGCCCAGATGGAACCCGCACGCTCCGGCCGTCCTTGCCGTCGCGCCCCTTCCGGGCGGCCAGGATCCAATCGTCGGCGTTCTCCAAGCATGGCTTGGAAGCGTTCGCGCGCTTTGCGATCCAGAGCGCCCCGTCATGGGTCACCGACTGGCCGGCCTTCATGCCGAGTCCGTCTCGGTGGAAACCACGGTGCACCATGTACGGCAGAACCAGCTCGGTCCTGCGTTCACCTGAGCCGAGGGTAATGACGAACCCGCGCTCGCTGTCGTACTCACCAGAGGCGGTTTCGAAGCTGAGGCCATGCTGGCCGTCCTCACCGTCCCGGCCAACCACGACACCAAGACGGATGGCCTCACCCTTTGTGGTCGTGATGACCAGCTCCCCACTACGATCGATCATGGCGCCGGCCAGGCCCACACCATCGGCACCGGCCTGCGGCGGGTGCGCGGCGAGGTGCTTTGCCACTGCCGCTGAAATCTGCTGCTCGGTGACAGGCTCCGCATCAACCCCATCTTTCGGCACCGGAAGTGCCTCAACCGCAGCCTTCACCGTTGCCTGAATCACTGCCGGATCGGCATCGCGGCCGTTCTGAACCGGATTGGCTTCGAAGTGCTTGGACACGGCGTCTACCGTTGCAACATCCACGAGAGTCAGCAGTCGCGGCGAGTCCAGCAACTTTGCCACGACCAGGTCGGCCAGAGCCTCCACATCGACAGGATCAGCATTCCTTCCGGGATCACCTTTCTCCGGAGCGCGCTGTCGCAGCTCCTCCAGCTCTCGCTTGACCGGTGCGACCGCCTCACGGATCAGGGCGCCGATCTCCGTGCCGAAGTCGATGGGATCAGTCATTGCGGAATACCTCGGCCCGTGCGGCGCGCAGGGCCATCAAGATGAAGTTCGACTGCTGCACAGATCTGAGCTCGTCGTCAGCAGCAGGCTGGTCGTCTTCCGGATCCTCAGCGACAGGGGCCGGTTCAGTCGGAGCCACGATCCTGTTCTGCCTGACCTGATCCAGCGGGAAGTCCTGCTGCTGCATATAGACCGTATCGCCACCCTCCAGAGGGGGCAGGTTGAACACCAACCGCGCCTCGTTCGGAGTTTCAATGCCGCCGCCGGTCAGCGTGTTGTGCACCTCGGCCTGCTTGCCAACATCCATCCGCAGAAGTGGTTCCAGATCAAGCTCGACGCCCATCGGGCGGGAAATACCCAGACCCTCGTCCAGCAGCTCCTCCATGGCCTCGATGTGCGCCTGGAGGGCATCCGAGTAGTACAGCTGGTTGATGTCATCGACCTTCATCCCAGCAGGAATCGAGCCAATGCCGATCTTGAACGGGGGGATGCCGAAGGGCTGGCATACCTGCTCGTCGGAGTACCTCATCTGCTCAACCAGCTGGGAGTCGGCAGCCTTGAATGCGAAGGGTGTGAACTTCATGTCCGCACCGATCACCGCCACCTTGCCCGCGTTGGATCCCTGGAAGCTGGTGTTCCAGTATTCCTTAACGGCTTGGGCATCCTCGTCGGACATGCCGGCGGGCGCGGTCAGAATTCCGCCCGGATTCGCTCCGTTGGAGAAGAAGTTGGTGGAATCCTTGAGGATCTTCAGGTTCTTCACCGCCGGCCACTGTGCAGCGCACAGGGGCGGGACACCGATGAGCTGATGGTGGAAGCAGTTCATGCGGTCGTGGATGATCTCGCTCGCCGGAACAACCAGCTGCTCACCGGGATAGTTCTCGGGCAGAAGATTGGTTCCGGCGCTGTAGTTCAGCTGGTAGAACACGTCACCACTATCGGACACCATTGGCTGAACACTGCACGGGTCCAAGATCCACAGCTTGTTGACCACGTTCCTCTCGTCCCGACCCTTCAGGACATAGGTGTTGCCCTGGGCGAGCTTCGACAGCATCCAGGCTGAGCGGAACTGTTGCGACGTCTGGTAACTGTTCTGCTTCCGCAGCACCGGCCAGTAGGCGGTGTTGTTCCTATCTACGCGCCAGATACCGCTAGAGTCCTCCGCCTTGAGCACGAAAGGAAGCTTTCCGACATCCGACGCGATGCGGTTCAGGCACGCATACAGCGTCGGATAGGTGAGCACCGACTCGTGCCGCTCTTCCAAGTTCCGCTGCCAGGCGCCGGTGAACGGCTCTCGCACAAGGGAATGCCAGCCACCCATTCCGCCGGACGCATGCACGGGGTGCAGCGACTTGAGGTAGTCAGTCCCGTACCTGCGCACACCGGCCTCGGTGGCCAATTCACGGGGCGAGAATCCAGCCATCAGACTTCGTCCTTCGCCGGCGCCGTCTTCGGCACGGCAGAACCTCTTCCCTTCTTGACGGCCGTGCGCGCGGATTTCCCGTCTTCACCCTGTGCCGGTTGCTTCACCACTTCCGGAGCTGCCAGCTGCGACGGCGCTTGTGGGGCGGCTGCCGGCTGCGCCTGCATGTCGCGCCGCTGGTAGCCACCATGAGCTTCCAGGAGGGGGGCCAGCCTGGCGTCCACACTGAAAACGCGATTCCGCCGGATCATCTCGATCTTCGCCATACCTTTCTCCCGGGGAAAAGAAGGCGGGGGCCGAAGCCCCCGCCGAGAACTACAGAAATCAGCCGCCACCACCGCCTGCGTCGACAGGGTTGCCCCATTCGACACCGGTCAGGTACGAGACCGCCTGCGGCCGGCGCTTCTTCCAGTTCACGAAGCGCTCGGCACGGATGGCCAGCTGGTTCGTCTGGAACATGCTCTGGATCTGCGCGATCGTCGGAGTGGCGGTCGCGTCATCGTCCATGATGATCGTTGCCTCGCGGCTGACATCGATGGTGACCACTCCGTCGTCAGCCAGGTAGATCTCGCTCGCGAAGGCCAGGATGAACATGCCCGACGGAACGTAGTTGGACACGACCAGCGGCACGCCATCGATGTCGCCACCGGTCATCGAGACGTTGGGGAACTCACGGGCCATCAGCGGATTGCGCAGGCCGGACAGGCGACGTGCGGTAGCGCTGTCGGTGATGTAGACCGCACTCGACACCGGAAGGTTAGTATCGTCGGCCGTGGCCCACAGAGCCTGGATATCGGCGTACACGTCGCCCGTGGAGGGGATCGCGGTCACGCCATTGGTGATCGAGGCCGGCGACAGACCAGCGCCAGTGGCAGCGGCCTTCGCCGGATCGACGAAGTCCTCGTCCATGCGCTCGATGACCGCGTCGGACAGGTCGTCGCGCACCAGGATCTGGATCGACGGGTCGGAGAAGCGCGCCAGCTCCTCGGTGATCACCGAAATGCCGGCAATCTTGGCCCACTTCAGCTCCGTCGCGTCGTAGCCCGACTTGGTCACCGGCTTGCGGAAGCCCTCCCCCACCCACTGTGCACGGCCCTTGGCGGTCTTGCCCGGGATGCGGACGTTGAACGGGACGCGGCGCAGGCCCGGCACGTTACCCTGGCCAAGCTGGCCGATGATGGTGCGCGGGCGCAGGAAATCGACGAACTCGCTCGACAGGTTCTGGTACTGAACCAGGTTGCCGGCCCACGACGGATCGGTGGTGTTGCCAGCGGCAACCGCCGCTTTCATGATTTCGTTCAGCCGCACGTCGTCGCGGAAGGTGTTGTCCGCGAAGGCCTTGGCGCTGGAAACGTCACCCTTGCCCGCATACATCGCCATGGCGAATCGGGCAAAGCCGATGCCCTGCTCTTCATTCCTGCGGCTGTGGATCAGAGCCGGGCCCTTGCCACTGGCGGCGCCGGCGGCGCGCTTCGGATCGGTCGCAGAGCCGTTGTCCTGCACGATCTGCGCGGCCGGCACAGCCGACTTCGCCTGCACTGCGAGCAGTCGGGTCAGGCGGTCGATGTCATCGTCCAGGGACTTGATCTGGTCTTCGATGCTGTCGAACTCTTCTTTTTCGCCGGTGTCCATCGAACGGCTTTCGTCCATGGACTTCTGGGCGACTTCGTTGAGCTTCTTCTGCTGGGCGTCACGCGTGGCGCGGAGCTTCTCCAGCTGTTCCTGAATGGTCATCTTGATCTCTTTAAGATTGGCGCAGCCCTTCGGCCCGGGTTCCACCCCGGGCGGTGCCTGCAAAATGGAGGGAAGCGGGTTCCACCCCGCATGGCCCAGCGGGCCGTTACTTCAGTCCAGCAACTTCACTGCGCCGCCAGGAGGCCGCGCTACCACCGCCTTCTGGCACTGAATCAGGGGCACGCCGTAGCTACTGCGGCGGCGCGTTCCACTGGTATCCATGGCCTTGACGCTCTGGATCGTCGCGGCGGCGTTGGCCGGGATCGTCACCAGAGAGAGCTCGTAGATCTCGCACTCGGTGAATCGAATTCCACCGCCATCCATATAGCTGTACTCGAGGGCACGGAAGCCGATGGATACCCCGCGCACCAGCTTTTCCTTGACCGACTGCCAGGCCAGATCGCACATGTTCTTGAGCGCGCCCGGGGTGGCGATCTTCGCCACGCTAGCGGTGAAGGGGATTCCATCTTTCGTCGGCTTGCCGAACTTGACGATGCCCACCGGACTGTCGTGCCGGTGCTGCCAGAGCAACGGAAGCTCTGCAGCGAACTTCGCGCCCAGAGGCTCGACCACATCGCCGTAACGGTCAGGCTCGGGAGTTGTCGCCCAGCCGGTGATCACCTGCTCGTCGTCGTCGTAGTTCTTGACCTCCAGCAGGCTGTAGGCGCGGTTTTCGTTCTTCATGGGCTATCCCAGGGTCATGAGGACAAGCTTCTTGTCACTCTTTTCTTCAGCAACGGGGATGCTGATACCAACAGCCATCAGCAGCGCGGTCATGTCGTCGATCTTCTCGCTCGATCGCTTCTTGTCGGGCGCCATGTTCAGGTTCTGGTCTCGCCGCGCCACCAAGTTGGAAGCGCACCAGGTCAGCACCGGATCTCCGTCATGGACGAAGCGCTTGCCCACGTAGGCGCGCTCCAGGTCCTGCATAGCTGGGTGATACGACTTCGGTCCCTGGATGAACTGAACCATCGGAACGCCGGCGGCCAGAAGCCGGCCTACAACCTCGGTTGCATTCCAGCTATCGAACGCGATGGACTGAACGTTGAATCGAGAGACCACGTCCAGAATCGACCTTTCGATATGGGCGTAGTCGGTTACCTCGCCCTCGGTGGTTTCGAGGTGGCCAGACGCGACCCAGCCTGCGTACGGCACCGTGCCGCGCTCCGTCCGCTGCTTTACTGCCTCTTCTGGAACCCAGCGCCGGCCCCAGGTGATGATCTTCCCGTCCACCCGCCACACAAGCCGGAACGACGTCAGGTCGCTGGTGCTGGCCAGATCCAGCCCACCCCAGCAGGGAACGTCCTTCAGCGCCTCAAGGTCGACCACCCCGGAGCAGGCAGCCCACTTGCGTAGCGCGACCCAACCGTTTGCCGCCGAAGCCGGCCGGTTCAGCCTCTTGATCTGGAACTCAGCCAGCTTGGACGGCATGGCCTTGGCCTCGACCGCCTCCTTTCGGATGGCCCCCAGAAGGTGAGGGTTTACCTCCATCAGAGGGTTGGCCTTTCGCCAACTCGCCTCGTCGAAATCCTCGTCCTCTTCGTCGACCGCGTAGAACACGGCCAGGTAGTGGTCGGCCGTGTGCTTGAACACGCCGGCCAGCAGCTGTTTAACGAACTGCCGAATCTCAGCCCAGGGGCCGGGGTTGGTGTATCCCTCGGTTGTGGTGAACAACCAGAGAGGGTTGCGGCGCGCACCCGCCGCGGACTGCAGGACGTTCAGCAGATCAGGGGTCTTGTGCGCGTGGATCTCATCAAGCCCGACGTGCGACGGGTTCAAACCGTCTTGAGTGCTTGCCTTCGCGTGAATGGGCTTGAAGCTGGCGCCGATCTCCATGCGGCTGATCGACTTGGCCCAGGTCTCAAGTCCGTACGCCTCCCGAAGGTCCGGCGTCTTCTCCACCATCCGCTTTGCGACATTGAAGATGATCGAAGCCTGCGGGAACGTGGTGGCCGCCGAAATGACCTGGGCGCCTTCCTCGTTCTCGCAGCACTGGCAGTACAAAAGGATTGCCGAGGCCAACGTGGATTTGGCGTTCTTGCGTGCCACCGCAAACAGCGCCGATGTGAAGCGGCGGGTGCCATCGAGCTTCCGGAACCCAAACAGCTGAACCACGAAGAAGACGTGGGACCGGTGCAATCGGATCTCGGGAGTCTCCCAAGCGCCTTCGACGTGCGGCAGCAGCTCAATGAAGCCGCAGGCGTGGGATGCATGCGCCGGTGAAAACGTGAACGCTGAGCCTCTCTTCTTCGCGCGGGCCAGGTCGTCCAGGAAGCGCTTGGCCGCCTGTCGAATCAGCAAGCCGAAGGCCTTTCCCTTCCGATCCTCCACCGCCTCCTGCGCGTAGTCGATGGCCACAGCCACGTAGTCGGCGGGATCCGGGCGGGGCCGGCGCCGGGGGCGCGCTGCGGTCTTTGGCTTCGATGGCGTCTTACTACTTGGCGAGCGCCGGGAGGGCGCCGAACTTGTTGCCGGGCTTTTTCTCGGCGCCACCAGAACTCACCTTGCGTCTGCTCGCCGGCGTCATACCGAACTCGGACATCAGCGCTTTCAGCGCGGTCTGTTCAGCGGCTGTGATATCCACCCCTGCCATCTGCTTGGCCACCTGGACCTGCCAGGCGTAGCAGAGCTGCTGCAGTGCATACAGGTCCACCGTCTGGAGAACCTTGGCTGCCACCAACTGGGGGCCGAGGTCATTCCACATTGCAGCCCCGTTGACGTTCAGGTGCTGCGGTGGGTCGGGGAACACGTCGATCAGGTCGAACTCGGGAGCGTCAGGCGCCTCACGGTCCGGCCGGGCAGTTCCGGCAATCACCTTGAGGGCCGGAGCGGTCGGCTTCCGTCCTCTCATTTTTGAAATCTCAATTTTGACGGTGCGAAAAAAAGGCTGGGCGCACGGTCAGGGAGGCAAACCGCCCCAACTTTTGACCCTCCCCCCGCCCTATCTGCCGTTGTTGCGATTCATTCGCGTCCACGCGCGCATTTCGGGGCCGCCTTGGCACCTCGGTGCCAGTTGCCGAACCCGTCGTCCTCGGTCGCGGTCTTGCGGTCGTGGCAGGGCTTGCAGAGGGGCTGCCAGTTGTCGGTGTCCCAGAACAGCGCCTGGCTGCCCTTGTGCGGGGTAATGTGGTCGACCACCGTCGCGACCGTGACGTGCCCCGACCGCTGGCACTCAGCGCACAGCGGGTGCCTCAGCAGGTAGGTCGCGCGCGCTCGCTGCCATCGGCTGCCGTAGCCGCGCTCGGCTGTGGTCTGCCTCACTGCTGCGGGCGGAACGTGCACCGCCGCCTGCCGTGGCATGGCATTGTGCTTTGGCGCGCGGCGTGGCATCAGCCTGGTCCTGAGCTTCGGTCCGCCTCGATCACGGCTTGGCAGGCGCGGAGCTGGTCGTCGGCGTCTCTGCCGATTCGAACAACTCGGCTCGCAAACTCTTCTCTGCGCTGGGTTGCCGCATCACGTTCTGCGGTGGCGGCGCTGGCTTCGGACAGGCGCTGGGTTTCACAGCTTGCCCAGCCATCGCGCAGCTTGAGGTTGCCACTACGCAGCTCAGCAGCAACAGCAGCAGGGATGGCCGTGGCCGCAGTGCGGTCTTCTTCATGCTTGGCTCCGATGGTGGCAAGGGCTTCGGCCTTCTGGTGTTCGGTGGCACGGACCTGGTTCACCTGGTCCTTTACAGCCTCGGCACCGGCAGCACGCTGGTCCGATTCCCTGCCATCGGCCCGATCACCACGCCAGGCCCAGCCGGAACCGAACATGGCGGCGGACCAGGCGACGAACACCAGCAGATAGATGGCGATGCGGTTCACGTCAGGCCCCTGGACCCTTGCGGGTCATACCGAAGAAGTAACCGATGACCATGCCGGTGGCGTTGTTCAGGCCGCCGATCAGCATTCCGAACGAGTCTTTGTTCTCCGGCGGGATGGCCACCGCGATCAGCGCGGCCATCGCCATGCCGACCAGGAACAGCACCAGCACGGCAATGCCTACGCGAGCGGCGCCAACATTTCGGGTCGCGAACGTCATGCGGCACCTGCAAGTGAATGAATTTCCTCCAGCGCCCAGTGGTACAGCGGCTGGTCAACTATGGTCACGCGGGTGAGGCGCTTACCGCGCACCACCTTCACCGCAACCTGGGTGGACTGCTGGACCGCGAGCAGCACGAACGCAATCCGCTGCTTCGTGGGGTCTGGCTCCTGCAGCACCGCAAGGGCATCGCTGACCATCTCGCGGATTGCCAGCAGCAGCTCCGCAGTCGGGCTCTTTGCTTTCTGGTTCTCCAGTACGACCAGAACGCCCTGCAGCTGATTCACCGGCGAGAGCTTCGGGGACTTCTTCTTCGCCGTCATGCTCCAAGCGCCTTCAGCGCGCGCGCATAGCGGGCCCTGCGATCAGCGGCACCGGTCTGCCCGCCGTTCACTCGTTCGGTGATCTCGTCGAATCGGCTGGCGTCAGCCAGCTTGTTCAGGGATCGGGCATCCCAGAAGGCACCAGCCGCCAGCGCGCCCCACTTGGGCTGCTCCAGGGCTTCCGGCTGGGCCTCGAAGTCGGGCACTCCCTTGATGCCCTTCGCACGCAGGGCATCCCGGATCGCGGCATAGTTGGCGCGGCCAGTGTTCTGGATTGGGCCACGGCCACGGAATCGGTAGCCGTCGCCGCTTGACTCGGAGCCATTGCCCAGGCGGTTGGCGTAGGCGTTGTTGCCGATCGCCACCGGCTTCCGCTCCAGCGCGCGCGCCAGATCGTTCGGCTTCCTTGGCTTCGCCTTGGGGTCGACGGCGTAACGGCCGGGCCAGGTATTGGCCATGCCCTCGGCGGTGTAGTTCAGGTTCTCGACGGTCCTGGTCAGGCCGAGGGACTCATGCCCCACCTGTGCCAGAAATGCGGCCACACGCTTTGGGGTACTGATGCCGAACGCCGTGCAGGCTTCGGACAGGGGCTGCGCCCACTGGGCGGCGACGGCGGCACTGCAGCCAACCGCCTGCTGGATTGTCGAGGCGGTCAGGATCATGGTCGGTCCGGAGATGAAAAACCCCGGCTGGGTGGCCGGGGTCGGGTCGTGCGCGATGGTAGTGAATCTACCTGTCAAAGTGCGGGAGCAGCAATCCCGCAGTTACATCCTCCAGACTTTTGCGACCATCCGGAGAGCCGTGATCAGGGACACGGGCGCTACTGCTGTTGATCCGATTGATGACGCGCCGCCCAGATATCCAAGGACCCTCAGCATATGGCGGTCGTCCACCTCGAGGTAGTTTGCGACGTCTTTCGCGCCAGAAAGGAAGAACGAGCCCATAAACCTTCCGACGTCATCCTCCTTTCCGGGAATGACGTACACAGTTGCGCTCCCCAACTCCTCAAGACTGGCCTGCGCCCTCTCCAACATCAATGGCATGAGAACTCTGGTCCGGATGATAGGGCCATGCTGGTTGTTAAGATCGCCCAAGCGGCGGACAAGATCCCAAACACCTGAGCGGTCAGCATGGACCTGATCAACCGTATCCAACAAGCAACTCCATTCCACGTCTCGCCGGTCGCGCGCAGCCTTCGTCTGATCAGCAGTCTTCCCTACGGCATCGATGCTTTCTATGTGAAGCTCTTTCACACGGAGAATTCGCTCGCAGTACATGCGGTTTCGCACCAGCAGCGCACCAGTGTCTCGTATCAAAACCGACACATCGGCAGCCGCAGCCAACTCTAGATCCAACCTCTTGGCAGCCTTGAATGCCATCAACGAAGCCATCGCGACGAGCACGCCAGCAGCTGCTAGTGTTATCTCCGTTGCATCTGTGGCTCGCTCAGCAAGCTCGAAGAATCCCAGCGGCTTGATTCCCAGCCACGCCTCGGAGTTCATGTATAGGATGATGGACCCCGCGAGAACTATGCTCGGGCGCCTAATGAACACCCATAGCGCACCAGCGAGCATCGCCACGCCGAGTGCTCGTCGTTTTCCTTTCGTTTCCATTTAAGCAGCAGCTCCATCTCCCCTGTCGAGCGTGATCATAAACGCCCAAGCTGCCTCCTGTTCTGCCTCCGTCATCTTCATCAGAAGCCATTCGAAGACACCGCGCCACTTCGCCCGGTACGTGGATTCATCGCGCCCGATGGCCGCAGCGCGCCGCCGGTCGCTGACCTGGCCCAGTCCTGATCCGCCGCACACCTTGCACGCCATCAGCAGCTCGCCCGACACCGTCTGCCCCCTGCCCTCGCAGCTGGCGCAGTGCGGCCGGTGCGCAATCTCGCTGATCACCGCCATGGCCAGTGTCGGCAGCGACTCCAGGGTGCTGATCGGCCAGCACTGCGCCTTCACCCGGCCCAGCCTCTGCTGGGCCGAATCGCGGTTCGCCCGCTGCTCCGCCGTCGCCGCGCCGCCCCAGCCGATGCACACTTCGGCCAGGCCAAGGTCCGTGCGCGCCTCAGCCAGGCGGCGCTGCTGCCGCTGCAGCTCCGGGGTGACCAGCGCAATGACCGCATCCCGCAACTTGTGCCGCCGCAGGGCGGCGCCGTCCGGCCACCAGCACGCCTCCAGCAGCTCCCGGCCCAGCCCGGCCGGCACCATGCCCAGCGCCGCGGCAATGTCCTGGTTCGTCAGGTCCGGCTTCCCGCCGCCCCGGCCGATATCGAACTTCACCGTGGTCGGACCCAGCCGCCCCATCGCCTCACGTGGATTCATGCCCCTTCCCCTGTCGTTGTTTGGCCGGCCGCTGTCGGCCCGCCCGTAATCCGAACCACCACCTGGCCGCCCGGCCGGCGCTCGTCCTTCACGAACAAGTGCGCCTGGAACCGGCCGTCATCGATCCCCAGCAGCTGGGCAATCCCATCCCGGTAGGCTTTGCAGCGGCCGGTCATGTTGTCGTCGTCGGGCAGCTTCTTGCCCGGTGCCTGGTAGCAGTCGATCCACAGGTGCAGCCGCCCCGGCGGCAGCACCATGCCGCGCCAGCCCGCCTCGTTCGCCAGCACCGCCGCCGTCTGCCGGGCCAGCTTCGTGGCCCGGGCCTTTACCCGGAAGTGCACGCGCGCGTTCGGCGACAGATCCTTGCTCGGCCAAGGAAGCACCAGCTCCAGCGCGCGGTCAGGCACCCGGCACCTCCGGTCGAGCAGCAATCGCTGCCGATATGGCGAATCCCATATCGCCGAAGGGCATGTGTGCCTCTTCTGCTGCAGCGATCATCTCTTCGGTCGGCTCCGCCGGCACCAGCACGTAGCCCTCCGCCGGCGTGAGGGAGGCGATGATGCAGCCCAACGTACGCCTGTCCGGCTTCTCCATGTACTGGGTCGGATTCCGGATCACCCCTGCGCGACCGACCATTCCATCTGCCTCATACGCCCTGGCCAGCAGCTCCCGCGCCCGCTTCTCGATGGCGTCCATCAGTGCCTCCCTCCCATTTCAGGAACCGGCTCAAACTGCTCGTACGTGCCCTTGAATCGGCCAAGGTGGTCGCTGATCACCTCCATCCCGATCCCATCCATGCACGGGACATCGAGAACGGAGACCCGCGCGATCTCGCCACAGAACGGGAAAACGTCCGGATCGTCCTTCACGACGACCAGCTGGCCTACGCTGAAAACTGCGCTCATGCTGCCTGCTCCCAGCTGGCCGTCAGGCGCTGTACCTGCCCGCCCCGCGCCTGGAATTCCTCTACCGTCTCCGGCAGGCCGCCCGCAGAAGGCCGTACCTTCACCCGACGCGGGCGGGAAACGGTGTTGTGGTCCATGCGCCGCTCGCGGGGCGCCACCTGGGGGTTCAACCTAGGCGCCAGGGCCTTCGGGTTCTTCATGCTGCTGCCCTCAGTTCGTTGATGTAGGTCTGGTTGGCGATCAGCTCGTCGTCGGAGCCGTACGTCTCGTGGAAGGTCCGCGAGCCGTCCAGCAGGCTCGGGCCGTAGATCTGGCGCATCGTCGCGAAGGTGTTCCCCTCCATCGGGTAGCGCATGTGGTGCCACTTGCAGAGCGCGTAGCCGAACGCGTGGCCCCGCCGCACGTTCCCGCTCTTGGCGTGGTTGTAGTCGCAGCCGTAGACCACCAGCGACGGCTCCAGCAGCTCCTGCTCAACCAGCGCCAGGCAGGCCATGCACGGGCCGGTCTTGGCCAGCTCGATGCGGGCCGCCTCTTCCTTCGTCGGTGGCGGAGCCTTGGACCACATCAGCGCGCGGCCTCGTCGGCCAGACGCCAGCCGTGCTGCCAGGCTTCGGCCTTCTCGCTCAGCGGGCCAGCGCGGCGGTTGGCGCCGTCCTCGGTGTCGCACTCGATCCAGACCAGATGCGGGTTGTCGCTCAGGCGCTGGCCGTTCAGCCGCGCCGAGTACCCGGCGTTGATCTCCTTGGCATACCGGCTGCGCGTGTTGTAGTTGGTGAAGTCCATCAGCGCCTCTTCTTCGTCGTATCGCGGCGTGCCGCGCTCAGTTCCTGGTCCTGCTTGTCCCACCCGGTCTGCCAGCGCCGGCGGCGCTGCAGCCCGTCCATGCCCATCTCGTAGCGCGGTGCCGATTCACGGGCCCGGCACGCATCGCGTGCCCAGCGCCCGGCCTGTTCGGACTGCGCCAGCTCCGCGTCAGTCGCCATCGGCGTCGATCCAGTTGCGGATGAACCAGCGGACGTTGCACGGCAGCCAGCCCACAGCCAGGGAGATCTCCGCCACGCTGCAGCGTTCGGCGTGCAGCAGCCGCACCGTGGCGAGCTTGCTCACGCGCCCTCCCCGAACCCGAGGTCTGCTGCAGCGCGCGCCATGGCCGCACGTGCTGCGTCGCGGTCGCGCACCGGGTGCACGCCGTGCTTCTCCTGCTCGACCGCCAGCAGCTGCTGCGGCAAGGGCTTCCCGTCCACGACGTGCTGCACAGCGCGCGTGTAGGCTTCCTCCAGCATTCGGCGCTGCTGGAAACCGTTCTCCGCCGTGGCGTAGACATGCAGGTCCAGCAGCGAGCGCACCAGCACCGTGAAGCCGCTCTGCGGCCGGCCCGGCGCCATCTCCCGTTCCACCGCTGCGATGACCGGAACGTCCAGGCACATCTGCAGGAAGCGGCCCGGGTTCGGCGGCCACTCGCGGCCCTCGGTCAGGCAGCACTGCATGCCCTTGGCGTGCTGCGCCACCGTGCGCCCCTTCAGCACCTGGAACCACGTCGTGCCGGCGATGGTCAGGCTGCCGTCCTTCTTCACCGGGGCGGCGCCGTTCTCGCGCTCCCACTTCCCCGGGAACATGGCCGTCATTTGCTTCCAGAACTCCCAGAGGTAGGCCGCGGCCTGTTCGCTCACCGGCTCAGCCGACGACGGCAAACTCTGCGTCGACGAACTCGGCTGGGTCGAAGCCAGGGCCGCCACCGTGGCCACCGCCGCCGCGTTGGGCTTCGTGCTGGCGCTGGAGCTGCTCGATTCGGTCGGCAGAACTGTGCTGAGGGTTTGCATGGGCGGCTCCGGCGGATTGCTGGGCAACAGGGATGACAGGCAGCGACAGGCCGGCGGCCATGGTCTGCATCAGGGATTCGTTCGGGTCGTGGTCGGCGGCCTGCAGGGAGACCAGCTGGTTCCGCACCTGGAACCAGCCCTGGACGGACAGCGGCCGGCGGATCGCGGCGCGGTGGCGGACAAACCGGGCCAGCAGCTCGCGGTCCACGCCGGCCGGCACCACCCCGAACCCAGCCAGCTCGCCGTCGACCTGCTCGGCGGTCAGCGCAGCCGGATCGGCCTCGCGCTCACACTCGCGGTGTGAGGGTTGCTCTTGGTTGCTTTTGGTTGCTCTTGGTTCGGGTGCAATAGCTGTTGCACCCTTTTCGACGCCGTTTTGCACCCTTTCCTGCGTCGTTTTGCACCCTTCGGAGGCCTTTTTTGCACCCTTTGCAAAGGGTGCAATTTCTGCACCCTTCATCCATTCGGGGTTGATCCGGTACTGCCGGGTACGTCCGCCTTCACCGAACCCACTGCGGCGGCCACCGATGCCGGCGTTGACCAGCACCAGCCATCCGGACTGCTCCATGCGGCGCAGCTGGTACTGCACCGAACGCTCGGACTGCCGGGTCTTCTCCGCCAAGCGGGCGATGGACGGGAAGATGTGCGTGCCGTCGTCGTGCGCGTGGTCGGCCAGGGCCAGCGCCAGCAGCATCTCGCCGCCACCGTTGGGGTAGCGGTCGAACACCATGCCTGTAACTCGTGCGCTCATCGTCAGACCGCCAGCTGCAGGTTCTCGCCCGGGGCCACGGGCCACCAGGTGCACGCCGTGCGGCCGCTGACCGCACACGGCTTGTTCGGGCCGCGGTACACCCGGCCCTCCTTCATCAGCTCCGGCAGGCGGCGAGCGAGCATGTAGCGATCCAGGCCGGTGGTCTGCGACAGCTCATGGCTGGTCATGCCAGGGTTCTGCGTGACCGCGCGGGCGGCCTTGTCCTGCTGCACGGCCTGCAGTCCGCTGCTGACCACGTGCGCGGCGGCAGCGTGGCTGGTGTCGATATCGGCGCTGCGCGCCGGGAGGCTGTTCATCGCTTCGCCCTCCCCTTTCCAGCAGCACGCGCGACGTTGCGCTCCAGGCGGTGCGCCATCGTGCGCAGGGCGCGGACCTCGCTCACCATCAGCTCGGCCTCGTCGCTGTCGATGCAGCGGTCGGACATAGCCTCCACGGCCGTGCCCGACAGCTTGCCCACGCGCGAGGTGATCTCCAGCAGCTTTGTCTGGATGGCGCCGATCTCGTCCGACCAGCCGCCTTCCGGCGGCGGCGGGACCACGTCCACGGCCATGCCGAACTGGCCAGCAAGCGCCTGCATCCACTCCAGCGCGTATTCGCAGCCGCCCGCCTTCTCCTGCATCCACTCGGTCAGCAGTTCGGCGTGCTCGATCGTCAGCGACTCACCCTCCAGGCCGCGCAGCTTCGCGCGCAGCGTCTCCGGATGCATCGACTTGCCGCGGCGGTCGGCCAGGTAGGCAGCTGCATCGGCCACGCCGCCGGGCGTCTTGCGCACGGAGTTGTAGAGCACGTCCAGCCAGTTCAAAGAGGAGGTTCGGCAAGTCATGGGTCACCTTGGGGAGACAGGTGTTTCAAGGTTTTTCGGGGCATTGCGGCGGCGCATCATGTGCGCCATGGACTACTACTCAGGGACGACTGGCGCCGCCCTCCTTGCGCTACGCTGGATGTGCCAACAACCAAGCCCGCAAGGAGGGCGACATATGGACAGAAAGGAACTCAGGGTCAGCATCCTTAAGGCCCTCGACGAAAGTCCTGGCGGGCTCGCTGAGGGCGTTGTGCTGAACAGGCTGGACACGGTGGACACCGTAGAAACCGAGGTCAGATATCTGGCTGAGCTTGGCCTGCTCTATGCCGACTACTACATGTCGGAAGGCGTCGCTTGGGCCCGGATCACCAGCCAGGGCCGTGATTACGTCGACCCCACCGGTGGCATCGGCGGCGAACTCAAAGTGGTCACCGTCAAGCTTCACGAAGACACGCTCCGTCAAATTTTCATCAACCGAGTGAATGCGTCTGACGCCGACAGCACCGTCAAAGGGAAGCTGATTGACCAAATCAAGTCCCTCCCTTCAGAAGCGCTATCGAAGCTCGCAGAGAAGGCTCTGGAGGAAGGGCTGCGCTACATGCCGCACGCACTTCAGTGGCTTCAAACAGCACAGTTGAGTTGAAAGCCATGCCTCGCTTGAACTTGATCCAGCCTAGGGTCGACTCAATACCGTGCGAAGTGGATGTAAGGGGCGCCCAGAACTCCAGTTCGGAGCATGCGGGGTTGCCGAAGGCCACCGGCAACACCAAGGAATCGCCGGCCAGTGACAAAGCACTGAAGGACGCAGTGCTGACTTCCCTTTCGCGCTTGAGCTGCTGTATCCACGCAACTTTGGCGGCCTCTAGTTCCTCACGCGACACGGAAACAGTTGGAGCGACCAGCGCGGACCAGGCCGCAGCAATTCGATGCAGCGCGCGCATATCAGGCAGCCTCCACGGGGATGATTCGGTCTTCGTCCGGGTCCGCCGGCGCGCTCGGCGCCTGGCTCTCTTCCTGGACGCCCAACAGCCGGCGGATGCTCGGGTGCGCAGGCAGCGCACCCTCCTCCGCCCAGCCCTCTACCTGCTCCACTGGCAGCTGCAGCACCTTGGCCAGCTGCTTGTCGTTCGACACCCCCAGCCGAGCGCGCAGCGCGCGCTTGCTCATGCGGCTGTCCACCTCGCCACGGATCTGCTCAACCACAGACGGCTGTTCTTGGGACTCAGAAGCGGCGCCAGGGCCAAAGACGTCTGGCCGGAGCTCATGCCGGGAGACGCCCGTTGCCCTCTCAATGGCGAGGACGTGTCGCGAAGGCACGGGCCGATTGCCGTTGACCCACTGATTGACCGCTTGGGGCGTTACGCCAAGCAGGCGCGCCAGGCCGGCTTGGCCGGTCCCCGTCCTCTCTACGGCAGCAGCGATATGATTCATGCCATCAGCTTAAGCGTCGCTTTAGTACAGAGTCAAGCGATGCTTTCTTACATTGGTCTGTCGTGCCATGGACAATCAAGCAATGCTTGACAATTCAGCCATGGCGGCCGCCATTCGCTCGGCCATCGAAGAGTCCAACCTCACCCAGAAAGGGATCGCAGATTCCTTCGGCGTCACCGAGCAAGCGGTGTCTGGCTGGCTGCGCACAGGGAAAGTCGATAAGCGAAAGCTGCCAAAACTGGCTCAGCTCACTGGCAAGCCTTTGTCCCACTTCGGCATGGGTGAGCCGGTGGCGGTCGTCTCCACTCCTGCGACCGCGCACAGCTATGTTCGCGTCCAGCAGCTTGATGGAGATGCCGACATGGGGGATGGGGCAATTAACGAAGATTTTCCAGACATCGTGCGTGCGATGGACTTTGCGCCAACCTACATACGATCCGTCGTCGGCTTCGTGCCCCCTCCTGGGCGCCTCGTGCTGGTGACCGGTCGCGGCGACTCTATGATTCCCGTGATCAATCCCGGCGAGTCGTTGATGGTCGACACGGGCGTCACCGCGTTCGATGGAGATGGGATTTATTTGCTCAACACCGGCAATGGCCAGCAGGTTAAAGCCCTGCAGGATCGAGGCGATGCCGTCTACGTTGTCAGCGCAAACGCAGGGCTCTATCCAGCGTTCCCCATGCCTCCTAACACCGTGATCGGAGGCAAGGTGTACCTGCGTAATCGGATTGACAGGTTCAACTGAAGGATCAGAACAGGGGAATGCAGTGGCGCTTATAGCGTGCAAAGAATGTGGGCGGCAGATTAGTGACCAGGCTGAGGCGTGCCCGAACTGCGGGCACCCTAATAGGCCTAGGGCGGTGGCTATTCCGGCTCAAGAGAGCAATTGGAGCAGTGACGTAAGAAAGACCGGATGCGCTGTTATCGTCCTGATAGGGGCCGTAGTGCTTCTCGTCGCCATGTGCTCACCGCGGTCGGATCACACGCCCAGCCCCGGGGAGCGGTCTGGAACGGCGCCGAGCGAGCAGCCTGAGCAGCAGCGAGCGCGCCTATTTGCAGAGATGAACGATGCCAGCCGCTTTGCGGAAGCTCGCCTTCTTACGGCGAAAGAGCTTGCATCCACTTTCGCTGGAACGGCTGAGGGGAACGAGGCCTCCAAACTCATACCCGAGCTCGAAGAGGATGTGAGAAAGGCGAATCTCGGAAAGCAGTGGGTCTATCGCTCTTCCGATGACCCCATGACCAGCAAGGCGTGGGTAACTGCCGAGGTTACGAGCAGCAATACCCATGAATTCGACCGGCCGTATTCCAGGCCACAGCACGCTACGCTCACTGTTCGGAAGCACCCTCAGCATGGCAGTGATGTCATCATGAGTATTGAGCGCGGGCAGCTTCTCTGCAGGAGCTACTCCGGTTGCAAGGTACTCGTACGCTTTGGAGACGAAAAACCGAGAACGTACGAGGCCGCCGGTCCAAGCGACAATTCCACAACTCTATTGTTCATCCGCGGCTACGCTGACTTTGTCCGCCGAATGAAGGACGCTGACATCGTCAGGATTCAGGCTGAGGTGTACCAAGAGGGTTCCCCTGCCTGGGAATTCGATACGTCCGGCTTCGACCCCTCGAAGCTCAAGTAGAGAGTGCAACGAAAGCCCTTCTTGAGTGAAGGGCTTTTCTTTGATGAATGACTAAAGCACCGCTTGACTTCTATCCAAAGCAGCGCTTTACTAGCTCCGAGCCGCCTATCAAGCCCCATCCCGGGGCCGGCGGCAGGAGAAACAGCATGGCCCCGATCACCCTGGAACACGCAGCGCTCGCCATTGCCGGCGTCAGCATGGCGCTCAACGTATACGTGGCGTTCCGGATCAGCCGACTGCACACCCGGATCCGGGTCATCCCGCTCAAGCCCGGCGAGGCCCTGCAGGCTTCAGCGTTTCTTCCGCCTGACCTTGGCGTATACCCGCATACCGCAGGCAGTACCGGTACTGCACCAGGTGAACTGCCCGCTGTCGACACCTCGAAGGATGCCGGGATCGGCAACCACGGTGATGCTGGTCCGGGGCTCCATCCGGTGGGGAAGCTTCACCTGCTGAACGTAGTCACTGAAGACAGCGGCGCGCTTCTTATCCGTCTTTCCGTCATGGAACGCGATCTCGGTGACAGTCACCGGAAGGTAGCCGGCATTGATGATCTGCACGCCTCCGCTCCAGATGTCCGCCCCGGGGATGTACACCGAGACGTAGCTCACCTTCAGCCGCACGGTGTCCTTTCGGATCAGCCACACGGCGTTGAACACGCCGAGCGTAGCGCCCAGCACCGCAATCCCTAGCGTCAGCCAATTCGTCCATTCCATGGCCGAAGCATAGCTGCGGCCGCCCCAAACGCGAATACCTCCCGGAGATCCCATGCAGCGCCGCAAACGGCCCCTGTGGCACTTGATCATCGCTATCTACGCCATCGGCGCCCTCGCCGTTGGCGCGGGCATCGGCTTCGGCCAGCGCCTGTTCGGGCAGGAGTGCTGACCCATGGCTAGCCTCAACCTCAGCTGCCGCCAAGCGGTGCTCAGCGTCACCGCCGACCACGTCAGTGACCGCGTCATCGTCTACATGGGCGGCGCCTCCCTGCACCTGACCCAGCAGGAAGCCGACCAGCTGGCGCTGCAGATACAGCGCGCCGCGCAGGCCGTGCGCATCGGCAGCACCACCGCCAAGCAGTACACCGACGCCCTGAGCGGCAAAGCCGATGCCGCTGACACGACCACCGCCCAGACCCGCAACATCTTCGTTACGGCGGACGGCGGTGCCTCGCTGAGCCTCACCCAGGTGGAGGCAAGAGAGCTGGCGGCGAGCCTGGTCGACGCCGCCGAAGCCGTCTACCTAGGAGCAACCGACCGCGTCTCGATCAGTCAGCGTAGCCGCCCAGAAATCGCGCAGGAGGCCGCAGCATGAGCGCCGTCGCCATCCTGGTAGGCCCGCAGCAGCGCGGCCGCGCCGTAGCCGACGCCGTCCGCATCGCCGCCCTGCGCATCGGACACGGCCCAGACTTCGCCAACACCGTCGCCGACCTGGCACGGCTCGACTTCCTGCGAGGCGGCAGCGCCGCCAGTGCCATCACCCGGATGAAGCGCTCGGCGTGCCTCGGCCCGCAGCGCGCGAAGGTTGGTGCTGCGTGAGCGCCCCCATGCCCGTTCAGAAGGTCGAGTTCACCGCCAAGTGCTTCGGTGCACACCTCGGCCTCTCTCGGTCCGATGACAACTCATGGCGCATGTCGCTCTACGCCTTCGTGGGCAAGAACAGGACCCATCGCGGTATCGCCTTCGCATGCGCCCGTCCTGGCCAAATGCCGCACGTGGATGCGCACGATCCCGGCACCGACACCCCGGCCGCTCTGTGGATCGGTTCGGCCTGCTTCGATCTGCCAGCCAGCCTCGCGCCGAAGGTCCAGGCATTCCTCGCTGAGCACGCCGCCGGTGGTGCGCCGTGACCGACCAGGACTTCTTCGCGCAGATGCAGATCGGCATCCCGCACATCCCCTCGCCCGCCGGCCCGGCACCGATCTTGATCGGCGTCGACCTGGCCAGCGGCCCCGACATGCACGTGGAAGTCGGCCGCGCCGCCGACGGCACGTTCTACGCAATCACCCAGGAGCAGAAGCCGTGACCAACCTGAAAGCCTTCTACGTCGACGACATGCCGACCATCTACGCCGCCGCGACCATCGAGGACGCCGCCCGCCTGTACCTGCACGACATGGGCGAGCCCTGCCTCGACGGATACCCGCGCGAGGCCACCGACGCGCAGCTGGACCAGCAGGTTCCGGAAACGGACGAGAACGAGCGGCCCACCGGTGTGATGACCAGCATGCGCGTCTGGCTGGAAAGCGCCACCCCCGGCTTCCTGTGCGGGGCCGAGTAATGCACCACCTGGCCCTGCCCTTCTACTGCGCCGTGATCGTCGGCCTCCTGATGGCGCTGCTCGCGCGCGCCATCTACACCGGTTCCGCCTCCTTCGTGCTGGTTACCCTGGCCGGCATCGCCTACTTCGGGTGGCACGGCTGGAACGACGCCCGCCGCGGCTGGCCCGCCTTCCGCGCCGAAATGCAGCGCCGCACCGACGAGCGCCGCCGCCGGGTGATGCCCGCTGACGACACGCACTGAGCAACCGCCCGGCCGGCGCAACCGGCCTCCCACGCCGGCGGGACTTCCACACAGCCGGCAACCCCATCACAGGGAACCGCATGCGCAACCAGCTCGACATTTTCAAGGACGACCCGGTCCGCATGGCCAAGGCCAACCGCGCTGCCGCCGACCAGGCGCTGCGCGACATGCAGTTCACCGAAAGCGAGCGCCAGGAGCGCGCCGCCTACTACACCCGCGAGGCAGAGCGTTGGGAATTCAGCGCCGCCCTCGGCGGCCAGCAGATCAACGGCGCAAAGGAGCCGCGAGCATGAGCAGTTGCAGCAACATCCCGGGCCAATGCAGCTCAGGCGCCCCGCGCCAGGCCTGCAATGTGCTTCTCGATGGCAGCCATGGCGAGTTGCATGGCGTCACCCTTGTTGCGGATCGCGCCGGCGCGCGGCGCGGCCACGGCAGCGCCATCAACCGTGGCAGCGAACTCAAACACGTCCTCCACTTGGCTGGTGATCGTGACGTGGAAGCGACGCCCGCCGATCACGCCCTGCAGTGTCCGGCGATAGCCCTCTGTCTTCATCTCGGTTCCCCAACCGTCAGCGACGGCAAATCTACTTCACGGCGAACCCCGATGAAAAGGGCCAGATCTGGCGGCTCAGTACCAGTCGGCCCCCATGAGGTCGGAGAGCAGCGCTTCGGTCTTGGCTGCAGCGTCCTCCCTGGACTCCACGCGCACCTCCAGGCCGATCCGGCTGGGGCCGTACACCACATGGAAGCCCGTCAACGTCCCCTGTCCAACTCGGCCGATGCCGTCGAGCGCAACCCGGACCGTCACGTCGCGGCCCCGAATTTTCAGATTCCAGTCTTCTTGCCTGTGCATCCAATCACCCTCGCACCTGCTCCATTCCGGTGCGCTTACCCGAAAAGCATACACAGCGCGCGCACCGCGAAGGATTCGACCAATGGCTGACCAGACGATCACCCACATCGTGGTGAAGAACGAGCAGGCGCGCGAGCATGGCACCTTCTTCGTCGTGGAAGGCTGCGAGCAAAGCAGCAGCGGTGACACCCGCTATTGGTGCCAGCTGACCTGCAACACGCCCTTCGGGACGGTGGGCACCTACTTCGGCTCGATGGGCGCGCCGTCCGCGCAGTTCCTGCGCCGCTGCAACAAGGACTACATCCTCAGCCGGCTGTGGGGTCTGGAGACCGAGGTGTATGACGGCGACGTGGCGAAGGCCAACCTGGTCAAGTGGGTTTTGCGGGAGCGGAAAAGCCGCGAGCTGAGCCACGACTCGGCCAAGGATCTGCTGCAGGCCATCGACTGCGCGGACTTCGACAACGAACACGGCTTCCAGTCGCTGGTCTACGGCAATACGCCGTTCTATCAGGTGTTCTCCGAGGGCGGCGGAAGCGACTACAAGGTGCCCAACCCGCAGTCCGAGGGCTTCTGGAAGTACCTGTGGCCGGGCTTCCTGGCCGAGCTGGCGCAGCGCGTGGAGCCGACGGCCCATGGCTGAGTCCTTCAACCAAGCCAAGCACACCGCGCGCGTGCTCCTCTCGGAATGCCGCGCACGCCGGAATGGCCTCGGCTTCTGGTTCATCTTCAACGCAGCACAGCGCGCGCGCATGCGCGCCTCTGTGCCTGCACCTATGCCGGCCCCGCCGGCCTTGCCGGCCCGCCCGGTTCAACAGGATCTGTTCGCATGACCGTTGCAAGCTTCCCCACCACCCCGGCGGCCGCCGCTGAAGCCTGCCAGGCATCCTCGCCCGTCGCCGCGGTCGTCACCACCATGCGCCGCATGGGCGCCGCCGGCGCGCCGATCTCGGCCGATCAGGTGCGCGAGTGGAGCGACACCCTGCTGCAGGAGCTGTATTCCCAGCCGCCCGTGCGCTGGGAGTACCGGCACCAGGGCGACTCGCGCCCCGGCTGCTGGATGACCGCGACCCCGGAACACGTCTATCACGCTCGCGTTCGCCGCTGGGTCGTCCGGGCTCTGTGGGAAACCCCGCGCGTCATCCAGCCCGAACGCGACCACGCGTTCAAGGCAGGCGTGTGCACCAGGTGCGGTGATCCCGAGGACTGGGCCGGCCCCGACTGCAAGCCGATGGTCAAACCCGTCGACCCGCGCACCCGGCTCCCCGTCGACCCGCGCTGGCTGGTCGAGCCCCTGAAATGGCTGCGCGATGCCGGACCCCACCCGGTTGGCCGCTACGACAGGGAACGACGCGCCAGGGAAGCCGCTTTCCTGATCGAAAAGCTCGAAGCCCACATCCTGGAGTGCCAGAAGCCATGACGCAGAAACACATCAGCCATCCCGAAGGCCTGCCGAACTGCGCCGCCGGCCACCGCGCGCGCCACATCCACGATCTGCGCGGCCCCGCCGCCGGCGGTGGCCACCTGGTCGAGTGCGCATGCCGGGCGACCAGCAAGAGCCAGGATCCAGAGAAGGCGCTGGCCGAATGGCGGCGCATCAACCGGCCGGCCCGCAGCGCGCGCCCGGCGCCCGCGCCGGAAGTCGTCGACAACGTGGTGCAGTTCAACCTCAGCCTGGCCGAGCAGCCCGCCGGCAGGAGGAAGGCTGCGGGAGGCGCCCATGGGAGCCGCTGAGAAGCTGGACCTCTCCGGCAAAGACTGGCTCACCGTCGAGGAAGCCGCCCACTACTGCGGCGTCTCCAACAGCCAGTTCAGGAAGAACGCCATGGGCTACGGGCTCACGCCCCGCCGCTTCATGGGCAAGCAGTTGTACGAGAAGGCGGCGCTCTATGCCGCGATTGAAGGTGCAGAGGAATGGCAAAGGTTCGACTCTACTGGCGCGGCAGCAAGGCCTACCTCGACTGGTCGGAAGGCGGCGAGCGCTTTCGCAGGTCCATTGGGGAACCTGACGCCCGTGAGGCGGAGAGAATACGTGCCGCGAAAGAAGCAGAACTGACCCATGGGGTCCGGATCTTGGCGCGCTTGCCCAAGGTCCGGGACTACCTGGAGTGGTATCTCGACTGGTACGAGGCCGAGCACCCGACCACGATCTCGAAGGCCAGGAGCGAGGTGAAGCGCTTTATCGAGCGCTTCGGCCACCGGCCGATCGACAGCATCCGCGCGGTCGAAGTTGAACAGTACAAGCGCGCCAGACTGCTGGACGACAAGGCTGCCAAGGAAACTGTGGGGAAGGAGATTCGACGGCTGAAAGCGGCGTTCAACCGCGGCGTCGAATGGAAAGAGCTTGACGTGAACCCGCTCGCCTCCGTGAAAGCGCCTCGCGGCGTGCGGAGCGTGGCAGTCAAATTCTATGACCGGGCGGCGATGCGCCGGCTGTATAGGGCGAACCCTGGGCGGGCGCCGCTGTGGCTCTTTATGGCCCACACCGGGCTGCGCCGGGGCGAGATCATCGGCCTGGAGAAAAGCTCAGTCGTGGCCGGCCGCCTGTTGGTGGAGAGCGACCCGGATGAGAGCGGCGGAGGCCGGACGAAGTCGGGGAAGTGGAGGGAGGTTCCCCTCAACCGCTATGCCAGGTGGGCGTTGCGGCGCCTGCCTGATCCACTGGTCACGGTGCACAAGGACACCGTGTCGGACTGGTTCGCCAAGGATGCGGCTGCCGCGGGCATCGGAGGGCACCTACACCGCCTGAGGCACACGTTCTGCGCCCACATGGTGATGGGCGGCGTGCCACTGCGCAGGGTGCAGGTCTTGGCAGGGCACGCGGACTACTCCACTACCGAGAAGTACTACGCGCACCTGACTCCGGAGGGAAGTAGCCAAGCTGTCACCCACCTCCGCTTTTAAGCGTCCTCAGACTTATAGAACTTGTGTTTTTCGTCGAGGAAGACCACATAGAAAGTGTTCGAGCAAAAACGCTGCTTAGTAGTAGCATGGCAACGATCATCGAACACAGATGGTACGACAAACCCAATCAGCCGCATATCCGACTCCAACCGGAATCGGCCCCACCTCACATCGTGCGGCACAGACTTTGGGTGTGAGAAATCGCTGTTCGCAGGAAACTTATCGTATATAGCAAGAACTCTTCCAGAGCCACCGATTCGCTGATTTTCCCAGTACTTGAGCGAGCTTTCTGAGTAATCAGAGATTTTCTCCATAAGCTTTGCAAGACGACCAAGACCCCAGTCCTGCCAATTCTGCCCTGGAGCGTCGCCGACAAAGTAGTGAAAGTTAAACTTGCAACGAGCAGAAAGCACGTCACCTTCACTATCCAAAGCAAGAACTGGAAGCTTTTCCAAAAAACCCTTGGCGCGAGAATTCTTGAAATTACTCATAAGCGGGGAGTTCCGCCAATTTTGCCCGCCTTATAAATTGTGGAAACCGGCCTGTCATTGCGCACCAAGTCGCCAGCAATTTCGTCCAAGCGATAAGCAAAACTCTCGTTGTCATCCTTATTAACCAGAACCGTACGATACTTCCCAGCAAGATCCAAGACGTCGTCATCGTGAGTGCTAAACAGCAACTGAGCACCCAACGGATTAGTTTCTAAATCATCAAAAAGCGCGACAAGCTTTGGAACGATTTGGGGATGCAGATGCAAATCCAGCTCATCAGCAAGTAGCACCCCGCCAGACGCTAATGCTTGCTTTATGCGAGGAAGCCTACTCACGAGAGCACGAGTGCCATTGGATTCGGTATACCAAGTAATTCCCCGCTCCCAACCACCATGCTCAAAAATTGGGACGTAGCGCTTCTTTGCCTTAGAGGGATCTAACGGATCCTTGTCTTCCATTTCATGAATAACAAGATTAGTCAGACCAACATCAATGGATTTGATGAAATCAACGACAAATTCCTTCTTGTCAGGGCTCCGGAAAAGTTCTTCCGCAACCATGTTAAGACTATTTCCATCATAGACATGGCCACTAAAGGAAACGTTACCCGTAATATTTGCAAAGAATCCAATAACGTCATTAAGCTCGTAGAGACCATACTGGCGAGCGGTTGATATGAACGAAACATTCCCCCGGAGTCGCATGGCTCCAAGCGCGGAAAACTCCGAAATCAGCTGAGTAAAAGAATTTCCTTTTCTTTCAATAACTAAAGTTCTCTTACTCCGGGTTCGCGACAACGCCTCTCGAACCACCTCAGTATGAGTGACCACAAGTTCGTAGAAATACTTAATGCCAGCAACTTCAAATTCGGCAAACAGCTCCACAGGCTCCTGCGAACTGAAATGTGTCGACACGCCTATTGGGCCATCAGGTTCGGAAAGAAATGACTGACACGCAAACTTCGCCAAGAAGGAAATGCCGCGAAGCACTGTCGTTTTGCCAGATGCGTTCGCACCCTTCACGCACATCAGAGTGGCAAAATTCCTTCCCTTGGCGATCTGGGGCGGACAATTGGCGTCCAGCGCAAAGGAGAGGGTCATCCCCTCCCTGAATCCGTAGTAGTTCCTGAACCCGAATTCCCAGAGCAT